CGAACATCATCTCAACTTCCCAGTTGAACCACGAACCCATATCATTCTGCTCGGGAGTTGTCGTCAGGTTATAGGCAGTCCAGAACATAGCTGGATTGATTGTGCCTTTGCCTGAGGGGTGAGGAATTTGCAAACGATTGATCATAGAGTTCCATCGCTTGGCTTTTTTAATTCCGCTCGAGCTCATAGAGATAATAGCAGGAGAGAAATTACCATCTTCGCCAACAACATAAATAAAATATTCAGCTGTTAATGAGAGTTGGTTTCCGTCAGGTGTGCGCAACTTGCCTCGGTCGTCCTGTACACACATATTCAAAATGGCAGGTTGCAATCCATGGTCTTTGACCAATTTACGATCGTCTGTCCATTCGAGGTATGTTTTGCGATAGCTAACAGGAACAACAGTCATTCCTTTTTCACCATCAACAAGCTCGTTCGTCACGTTGTCAAATATTTGACCAGCTTCAGCACCTTTTACATAGGAGCCATCAGCCTTGTTGACTTGAGGGGATTGAGCTTGTAAGATCTTAAGACGTGGGATGAGCATATCATCCGCAGTCATATTTTCGCTCGCTGTTCCAGCATCCTCTAATAGAATGGATGGATCAAATGCAACTACGTTGCTTTCTTCTTTTACTTGTACTTCATTTTTAGCCATTGTTACCTCCTGTGATTTTGGCTCTGCGACCTGTAAATAATTTAAACAGATCGTGGGGGACATCCTTACCATCAGTCAAACGCTCTCGAATGAAAGAGTTTAACGACCCATGGTGGACGCCGACTGCACGACGATAGAAAAGATTTCGTTCACGCAACTCGTCCGTAAAGTTATTGCATGCTTGATCTTCGTCTCGTCCGAACTGAACCTCAACATTGCTCTTAATTAAATCGCCAGCCTTATTAGCTCGCAACCAATCAAAGCATTGCTGTTGACGCATTTCTAGTTCAGCTTTGTCATCTCCTTTAGCTTTTTGAATAGCTCCAGCAGATGGAATAGAACCAGAAGTTACATCTTGGACTTCAACCTTAGCACCATTGTTAAGAGTAAAGTCTTTGACGTTCAGTTCTTGCATTAAATCGGGCAAGTCCTGTTCAGCCAACTTCGTCAGGTTCTGCTTTTTTTGCTTCAACACCTCAGTCAAATCGCTTATCTCTCTTTCGAGTTCAAACATTTGTTGAGCCATATCAGCCACTGCACCTATTGAGTTGGATGAAGGTGCTACATCCTCAAGCAGATCGATAGTCATTATTTTCCTTTCTCATTTCTAAGGCGACAGGCATATACCAACCTTTGCGTCTATCCCTTTCGCCTTCGTCTTTATTGCGCTCCCAACGTAGGACACGCACTGTTGGTGACATTTCAGATGCAATCATGCAAGCAATCATAACAGCTATGGGGTCACCACCTCCTGGCCACAGAAGATAATCTTCTGAGGAGAAGTCTTTCATTACTCGTCTAGCCTTTTGTATTGAAGGACTAGGTAAAAACTGTGGTTTTTCATTCGGCTCAAACACAACCTCCAACGCACCATATCGTGTTGCGTCGGTCAGGTCTGGTGTCCAACCAAACTTATTTTCTCTGGGTCTTGTTACCACATAAACTTTAGACATTCTTTATCCTTGCTCATAGTGAAAAACACTGTAATTTATTTTTGTAAAAATTAAAAGGTTTATTTTCACATGTCTATGTCCTTGTCTAATATTGGGACAGGTTCAAGCATTGCATCATATTGTATTTTAGTAGAGGAGATTCGACCATTTATTTTTCTGTAAAAAGTTTTTGCTGCCTCGGGATCGTCTTTTAAATTGGCCATTCTTTTCCTTACAACTTCCTCAGTTTTAAAACGAGCACCGCAAACTGCGCAAACTCTAAAGCGAAAACTAATGCCCTTTTTATTAACTCCGGAATTGTAAACTCGAGTTGTTTGCTCGTCACAATCGATACAATGCACTGCGTTTCCTTTCTCAACATTGGGAATTTAAGTGTAATTTTTCAAATTTTAAAAGTAAACTAATTTTTTAGCATTACCGACCTTATATAATAATAACAACGATGTAACCGAGAAACCGACGTTACCGACCTACAGTTGTTTTTGACCACGTTCTAGGAAATTACTTTTCCTCTATAGAGAGAGAAATTTGAGGTGAAAAATAATTGCTCAGAATTCACGAAACTTCGGTAACGTCGGTAACGGAAGGCACTTTGTTTATAAATTACAACGAGTTGCGAGCGTTACCTAACAGAAAAACAGTCGGTAACCGAAACCGAACATCGGGATCTTTCTTTCATAAATCGTGCAACTTATTGTTTTCATGTGTTTCTTTTCTCTTTACTTCTCTGGTAGGAAAAGATACAATCTCTATATCAACTGAGAAAGGAACTTAAATGGCACACTCTGTTAAATGGCTTACTTCAGGCGAGGCAGCAACTGCTCGTTATAAAAGGTTGACCGATGGTCAAACCTATCCTATGATCACGCATCAATATGTTGTTCATGTTGAGCTGAATGGTAACTGCGAAAACCTCGAGCGTTTTCAGGAAGTCGATGCCGATAGCATTGATCATGCTCTTACTCTTGCCAAGCAGTGGGTGACAGTGCATAATGCGACGAGCGTTGGCATTCGTAAAGTTGAGCGTGATGGTTCGCTCGGTTCGCCAGACATTTATGATTGGTCAGACTTCATGGAGGAGGCTATCGATGTTGTTAAGCATTGGAGGAAAAAGCAATGAGTGTAATTTATTTTAATAATGATTTCTCGAAAGGTTTTGCTGCTGCGAAACAAGAGATCTCCTCGGGTGATATATATTGCATAGAAAGTGCAATTATGCAGTTTGTTTCAGATCCACCCGATAGCGAATTTCAGCGTGGCTTTCATAATTGTCTTTTATCAGAACAGAAAAGGAGCTCAAAATGAGTGGGGCAACAGCGGAAGAGTTTAAAACATGGGAAAGTGTTGCTAAAAAGTGCACTATCTCTGAGTTGCAATTTATCATTAAAGATTGCAGAGAAGCTCAGTTAGCAATGCATGGCTGGAATCCTCATAAAGAGAACTATTACTCTGACCAGAGAATGACGTTCTCAGATGAGTTGCGCAGGAGGAATAAATGAGTAAACTTAAATCAATTATAAACAGAGCTTCGGCATTAAACACAGTTTATTACTGCACGCAAGCAGGAATTTGGTTCGACAGCATGGATGACATGATCACTAAAGTTGAGGCTGAAGGTTTTAGCACTCAGCAAAATGATGGTGAAAATGTATTGGTTGGCCATAAGGTTTGGATGAGCTGTCATGGCGTCATAAAACCAGTAAACACAGCGAACCTTTAAAATGATAAAAACAATTCTTAATTCCGTTTTGGCAACAGTCATTGTTTTAGTTGTATCTTTTTCTCTGTGCTTTGTTATAATAAACTTATTCCTCGGTTGTGAGACTTGGGACAGAGAGCTTTGGACAACTTACAACTCTTGTATTACGCCACTCGAGATGTTCGTTAATGCCCAGAGAAAGTGATGTTCATTATATTTACTCCTCAACTTAGACCCTGCAGAAATGTGGGGTTTCTTTTTGCCCAGATATAAGTTACAGTTAATTCTCAGTTGACCACTGCAAATAAAGGTTTCAAGGAGATTAATCTGGTGTCAGGAAAAGGCAAAAAAGTACAGGTGCAAAGACCAGTTAATAATGGTCGTAAAGTTGAACCAGAGAAGTGGAATGGAAAGTTTAAATCCGTTGAGCCACTAAAGAACCAGAAACCTCCAGAGCATCGCCAAGCTCGCTATAAAAAATGGAACCATCCAGCCACCATCAATTGGATTATGGGACAAGCTGACCCTGTGGGATTTCTCGCTTCGGTTATGCATGGCAAAGAGATGTTTAATGTTTACACGCAAGACCAAGACGGAAACGTCGAGAACATCGGGAAGGTTGGTGCCGATCCAGAACTGAGGGTCATGGCAGCAAAGACTTTACTGGGCAAATGCGTGCCTGATTTAAAGGCTGTTGAGATAACAGCACAAATTGAAGAACGAAAGGTGCTTGACATAAGCAGATTAACAGATAATGACCTCACCACAATTGAACGAGTTCTTGAACACGCTGTCATTGAAGGAAGTCCGAGCGGAGAAGATGAGGAGGTCGCTGAAGGAGTTTACCAAGAACTCTTGGCAAGCGATTGAACCAGGACGAGACTTCCACGACAACTGGCACATCGATGCAATATCGGAACATCTGCAGGCAGTTGTTGAGGGAGACATTAAACGTCTGATAATTAACATTCCACCTAGGCACATGAAATCTATCTCGGTTGCTGTTGCTCTCCCAGCATGGACGTGGACTATCCAGCCAAGCAAAAAATTCCTGTATGCATCTTATGCTGGTTCTCTTTCCATTAGAGACTCGGTTAAGTGTAGAAGGCTCATCGATTCTCGTTGGTATAAGGAACACTTCGGCGAATCATTTAAACTGACTGGCGACCAAAACCAGAAGCAAAGGTTCGAGAACGACCACACTGGTGCAAGGATTGCAACCTCGGTTGATGGTGCTTTAACAGGTGAAGGTGGTGACATAATAGTCATCGATGATCCGCACAATGTTCGGGAAAGTGAGTCGTCAGCTGTTAGGGATGGCGTGCTTGAGTGGTGGGATCAGGCTATGCAAACTCGACTTAATGATCCTAAAACTGGTGCGTTCATTATTATCATGCAGCGAGTTCACGAAAGAGACTTGACTGGCCACATACTAGCCAACGAGATGGATGGCGAGTGGGATCATTTATGCATTCC